GATCTGCCAAAAGTGCTGGAACCGCTGTAGAGCAAAGTGCGGACGACGCACAAGACAGTATTCAAAAAACCACAAAAGAAACCGGTGGTCTCTCCGGCGCTCTAAAAGATGTAGGTGAAAAAGCCACCGACGCTTTTGGAAAATTCAGCCCGGCTGGTGGCGCTGTTGGCGATTTAGTTTCTTCATTCTCTGGGCTTGGATCCTCTGGGTCTGCCGCGTTATTAGGAATTGGCTCCGCTGCTGTAGCCGTAGGCGGATACGCTGTATCTTCAGCAACTTCCATAGATCAAGCAATGAATCAATTCGCCGCGTCTACTGGAGTATCAAAGGAGTCTCTCGACAGCTACGAAGAAACTTTAAAAAGCATTTATACAAACAACTACGGGGAATCATTCGGAGATATTGCCGACGCTATGTCTGCTGTTACTCAACAAATGGGTGATTTAGACCAAGCTTCTTTGCAAAACATAACGGAATCCGCTTTTACATTGCGCGACACTTTCGGATACGACATAAATGAATCTGTCCGGGCAGCCAATGCAATGATGACTCAATTCGGAATTAGCGGCGATGATGCCATGAACTTAATCGCTACCGGCGCCCAAAATGGATTGGATTTCTCTGGAGAGTTACTAGATAGTATCAGCGAATATTCTGTGCAATTTGCAAAAGTCGGCCTTGATGCTGACGATATGTTCGCAATCATGGAAAGCGGAGCAGAATCTGGCGCCTTTAACTTGGACAAGGTTGGCGACGCCATTAAAGAAATGTCTATTCGTGTAGTAGACGGCTCGGCAACCACACAAGAAGGCTTTTCAGCTATCGGATTAAATGCTGATGAAATGGCAGCTAAATTTGCAGCCGGAGGAGATTCAGCCAAAGAAGCTTTCGACCAAACTATTCAAGCGTTGGCAGATATGGACGATCCTCTCGCGCAGAGCCAGGCCGGAGTGGCTTTGTTTGGTACTATGTGGGAAGATTTAGGGCCGGAAGTAGTTACAGCACTAGCAGGAATTCAGGATAGCGCTTATGCGACAGGCGAAGAATTAGAAAATATGAAAGACGTCAAATATGACGATCTTGGTGCAATGCTTGACGAACTCAAGCGTGGTTTCGAAATGCTGCTAGTTCCCTTGGGAGAAGCTTTGATTCCTTTGCTAAGCACCTTAATGGAATCCTTAAAGCCATTAATGGAAGTACTTGGCGAATCCCTAGCTCCTATTTTCGAACAACTCGGAGAAGTGCTTTTAGTGATCAGTGAGCCACTTGGGCAAATCGTAGAATTTATAGGACAAATTCTTGGGCTTGGATTACAGCTTATCAGTGAAGCGCTTACCCCAATTTTAGATTTAATTGCGCAGCTTTTGGAACCACTTATGCAGCTTTTAGATGGTATTCTAAATCCGCTAATGGGACTGTTCCAATCGCTTATGGAACCGCTTTTATCTTTGATCCAAGCCGCTCTGGAACCTTTACTTAGTCTTGTTTCCGCTTTAATTGAGCCGCTAATGAGCCTTGTTCAAGCCATCTTGCCTCCAATACAAGAACTTTTCTCCGCTCTTACCCCTATTTTAGAGACCTTGTTTTCCGCCTTAGAGCCTCTGTTTGATATTTTCTCCCAGATCGCCGGACTGATCAGCGATTTACTTGGCCCAGTAATTGAAACACTAGCTGGTATTTTCAGTAAAGTGTTAGGCGGCGCTATTGATGCGGTAATGCCGATTATCGAAGGCGTTATGGACGTTTTCGGCGGGTTGATTGACTTTATTACCGGTGTGTTTTCGGGCAACTGGGAGCAGGCTTGGAACGGAATCGTTGATATGTTCAAGGGAATTTTCAACTTGATTCCGACTATTGTCGAGGGAATTATTAACGGCGCTATCGCGATCATCAATGGTATTATTTGGGGGATCAACCAATTGACTGGGGCAATCGGCATTCCGGCGATTCCTGAAATTCCAAATGTATCGCTGCCCCGTTTTCATACAGGCGGTATTGTTGATTTCGCAATGGGAGAAGGTCCCGCCTTATTAAAGGACGGGGAAATGGTTCTGACGCAAAAGCAGCAGGCCGAACTTTTCGCCCTGGCCAACGGGAACTATTCAGACGCTGCAAATTCGTCTGTTATCGTAGTTAATTCTCCTCTTTATTTAGATGGAAAACTGATTACGGACAATGTAACGAAGCACCAGTACAATGACGTTATGGCAAAGAGGTACAAAGGATGACGGTTTATTTAAACAAAATTCCCCGCCCGGATATCCTCGTTGAAACCGGGGGATCGCTTGATGAAAACGAGGCCCATGTAACTTCATCTGCCCTGCGGATTTATATGCCGGCCGATTCAAAAGATATCGCCGCCTGCGATTATATTCAGTTGGTTGAGAATGAGATGGTAATCTTCGCTGGAACCATTATGGAAGCTGAACAAGAAAACCTGGATATAATCTCACCCTGACAAACAACTCCGATTATATAGCCAGCGTTTTTGTTGACATGACATTTCCACCCGGCGCCAGCGTTACCCAGATTTTAATGGGGAACAGACCGGGCCAGTCTTGGTATGATGCATCTCTCGGCGAGTTCTATGGTATTATTCCGGTTAGAGTGGAAAATGAAGGAATTACCGTCGGGGAAATTGATGATTTTACTGGAATAACCTTAAACAGCCCGGCTTACTTATGGGGGCAGATTGTTTCCTCCGTGATAGATCAAATGGCAGATGTATGCGGTGCTTGGTGGGAAATCACCCCGGATAAGGTCTTCAATATGCGGTATACCTACAACCGAAGCACCGCGCCGATCAGCCTTGATTCCGATTCAGCGGTTTATAACGTAAATGTCACCCGCGATTCTTTTACCATGTATTCCGCTGTCCGGGTGGTCGGCGGACAAAGCAAAGGCCAATATCAGGAATTCCAAATCAAAAGTAACGGGGAAACCGGACTTCGCTTTGAAAGGCTCTCGCCTCAAATCGTTAGATGCAAATATCCTCTGTACTCTATGAGTAATGCAATTCAAAGCGGAGCTACATCTTCAACCGTGCCGGCTAATGTAAAAATTGGATTCAACGGAATTGACGATGACGACGACACGGTACAGGCGTTAATGAGTTATGGCGGATATGAAATTGAAATGAAAGACGGTTACGAATGGCTTGATCTTTCAAACGGCGGGTATATCCAGGTTAATGGATATCCTTTAATCCAGGTCTACTCGCGGCTGGTTGATGGAGACCTAAGAGAAAAAATCAAAGCCCAAAGAGGCGGCTCCGGTATTATTGAATATCTGATCGAAGATGAAACCATAGTAGATTTTTCGGAC